CTAAAAATTAATTACATCACGTGGATTGATTCGTTGCCACTGTGCGCCTTTCCACACTTCAAAATGAAGATGAATACCTTTAGCAAGCCCAGTGGAACCCATTATTCCAACGCGTGAATTGGTCGTTACTTTATCGCCTATAGCTAAATCAACAGAATTTAAGTGACCGTAATAAGTCCAGTAGCCATCATCGTGCTTAATCACTACATAATTTCCACCTGTTCCGTCATAAGTAACGGTTTCTACTGTGCCATTACGTGCTACATAAACTGGGGGCGTACTTCCAGCAGGAACTGAAGCAATATCAATTCCTCCATGAATAACGTTCGTTCCCCAGCCAATTTGATCCCATTCTTGTGTAATCGTATAGCTAGATCGTACAGGGTTCATCCACGTTGGATTGCTAGGTTGCAACCCATGCAATTTGTTATACCAGTAAATCGCCATATCAATCCGTTCTGGATGTGTAACTGCTGGTCGCTCAAAGTTGGCTTCAAACGCCATCGTAGCTGTTCCTATATCTGTTAATGCTTTAAATTGTGCAACGGAATATGGATAAGCAGAAGTAGGAATATACTGACCGTTGTGCATATGCCAGTCTAGCAATTGAAGTTGCGTATTAATGTTTCGATAGTCACCACTAATACCAGCTTGTGCCAATAAACGTTGAACATATGCACGACCACTTTCACCAGCTACAGGTGATGTCCACTGAACTAAACCATATCCAGGACCGCCACCGCCTTCGTCAATGTCTGGCATAATTCCAGATTCTTGTTCCATATTTCCTAAAATACCTGCAGTTGCTTGTTCGCTGTAACCTTTAGATTTTAAGAACTGCCAAACTGCCCAAGCGTTTTTCTCTTTTTCAGTAGTCAATTCTGGAGGTGTACCGCTACCAGTTCCACCAGTACCGCTTCCTGGTATAACTTCTTTACCTCCAACATATAATTTATCGAATTTACCAATAGTTCCTTTTAAAATACCACTAATATCTACTTCATTAGAAACACTGAAATTACCTTTGTGCGACCAGCTAGCATAACTATTCACTTTCCTATTGTCTGGATGAACATCTGCTGGTATTTGAATAATTGGAACTGATTGCCCCTCATTATTTTTACTAATCGTATTGATCGAAAAAATGTAACCATGTTTTTGTCTAACAGCGAAACCATTAGCTTTTTTTCCACTTCCATCATACGTAGCCTTAATGTCACCAAATAATTCACCATGAACATCTTTTAGGCCTGTGCTTACTCTTTTACGTTCAAATGCTACCTTTCCACCTTCAACCACAACTTGGAAATCTTTATCATCTAACGTTTTTAAAGCCACACCTTGTACTAAAATCCCTGTCAAAATTCCTGCTGTAATAAAATTAGCAACAATTGAGCCATCTTGAGTAATTGCCGTTTCAAATGGTCCATTTACACCGCTATTTGAATACCCAAGACCTCCTAGGTTCCAACGCCATACTTTTTTTGCATCATTCGCATTTGGTCTGTCCATAATTAAAATTTCTTCTGGTGCATCTTTAGGACGAAAACGAACATAGCCACCTTTTGTTCCTGTTATCCATTGAGTAGCGTTCACGATAGCATTCTGTAAATCCTCACTCTTTACTTCAAGTTTTTTAGTTATTTGATTAACTGCAGTATTTACTGAATCTGTGTAAGATTTTATTTCGTTTCCTAGTACGATATTTTTATACTTACCTAAAGTAGGAAACCAAGTACACTCTGTCACTCTTTCTTTTACTCCAGTTATTCCGTTGTATTCAATATCACAATACACAGTGTCCCCAAAATTCAATTTCATTATCTTACCGTAAAGTTTTTGATACTCTATAGTATTTTCTAAAGTAACCATATTGATTTCATGTGTTACTTTTGGTTCATGGATTCGTTCTTTGTCAAAAAGTGATTGTCCCCATTTTTTTAATTCCTCTACAGTTTTACATTCACTATTGGTCCTACTAGTAATACGTCTATTTTCATCGGTTACCCCTTTTGTTTCTAAAAAAGCAAAGGTTATTGGCTCTTGATCTTCGTTATAATTAATATCTTCAGGTGTTCCACCAATTAAATAGAGACTGTTGGATACATTTAAGTCATCCACAGTCTCTTTTATTGATTCTAAATTAACACCTAAATCTATTCTAAAACCATTATCTTCACCAATTCTGTCTTTTAGTATAAGTCTGTAGTTATCCATATCTAGTTCGCCAGAAGTTACACCTGTTAAATTTTCATTACCGTTATTTTGCCCAATAATAGCAGATATTGGATTTACTTCTTTTGCGGTAAATTGATGTTTGGAATTGATATTACTTTCATAGATAAAAGGTTGCTTAAATGCTAAATTCGCTTTTAAGTTTTCCATAATCTGATTACCAGTACCATTAGCAGTATATGCCATTTGAATAAAGTTACGATTTGCCTCATACCCTAAATGTAAAGCTTTGATTGAAACAGAATGTAAATTTTTATCGACTGATTTTATTCTGAAATACTGCCATGAATCATTAGAAACTAAAGCTTTTATATAATAACCTTTCTTTAAATATTCTTTATTTTCACCAACCAATGAATAATTACCGTAAAAAGAATATTCACTATTCAATGAACGAGTAATTTCAGGGTCATCAGCCCAATCTAATAGAGGGATGCCATTTTCGGATAAATCTTTTGGTACTTTTTCATAAATGTAAATTGGATTAATCAAAAATATACACTCCTCACCTTTATTTTTATACTTGAAACACTTCCAGTTACCTTTACTTTATTGGTCCCTGGTGTCATTCGTATCCAGTTTCCTTTTGTTCGTTGCATTCTTCCCTCATGTACGCAAACAGCTAGTTCATTATCTAATGATAACAAGCCAGCAGGTGTATTTATTAAAATCAAAGTATTTTTACCACAAGTAATACTGATGTCCCCGCCAGTAGATTGAATTTCAAATAAAGGAAAGCAAATTTCATCCCCATGATTGGTAATGTCATTCTCTCCTTTTTTTAGACTGACAAATTCTTCATTTACTTTTCTCTTTAGAGGTTCACAACGAAAATTTATTTCAAAAGTATAAAAAGTTCCCCACTCATTTGTGTATTCAACTTCATTACTAACATTGCATACCGCATTAACATACAGGTTTTCATTATTATGTGTGATTAATTCTGACTTACCACTAAGCCATCGTTTCACTTCCGATAATCGGTCATAACTAACACTGACGTCTTTAATTTTGAAATCAAACGGTTCATAATCGCCAAACCATTCATTCAATACCCTGTTACTACCTACAATAGTTATCTCGTTATATCTTGGTTTAGCCACAATTTCAGGCAATTCAGATTCAATAATTAAACCATAATCTATAAGAGCATTCGCTCCTTTCCATACAAAATTAGGCGTATATCTATCCATTTTTACACATCCCCTGTCGCTAAATTATTCCAAACATTCGCTTGAAACATTTTCCTGTTCAAACGATTAATTTCACTCGGATTATTTGCATCTACTTGGCCAATATGAACATGTTGTTCAATAGTATTACCACCTTTCAAAGCACCACCAATTCCACGAGCTTTTTCTTCTGGTGACAATGGAGTTACAGTTGTCTTGCCGTTTTTAGCGGTTAATAGTTCAGGGCCAGCTTCACCAACAATGGCTTGACCATTTAGAATAGTTCCACCTTCTGCTAAATAAGGAATTTTTCCAATATGAAATCCTTTACCGCCAATTCCTGGCACCCATTTAGGTATTTTTATATTGTTTAATCCACCAATAAATCCATTGATTAACGTAATCATGGCATTGATTGGGGCTTTAGCTACTGCAGCGATACCTTCAAAAATACCACCAAAAATATCAACAACACCTTACCACGCTCTTGACCAGTCTCCAGTAAATACTCCCGTTACAAAATCAACGATACCGCCAAAAATACGCTTAATTGCATTTACGTAATCGCCAATAATTTTTGCAGCCCCATCCATGGCACCACCAATAAATCCTGTGATGAAATCAAAAGTAGATTTTGTCGTATCTTTCAAAACATTAAATACTCCAACCACAATATCTTTAATTACTTTAAAGGAGGTATTGATAAAATCCCTAAACCAACCGATTTTATTATATGCAACTACAATTGCAGCTACCCAAGCGGCAACCGCCGCAATTACTAAACCAATTGGTGACGCAATAAAAGCAATAACTGGAATCAAACTACTAATGGAACTAGCAAGTGTTCCTAAAACTACTAATACTGGACCGATAGCAGCAACAACACCAGCTATCATTAATATTGTTTGTTTTGAACCTTCATCTAATGAACCAAACCAATTTGAAAATGCAGTTACAAATTGAGAAACTTTTTCTGCAATATCAGCTACTATAGGTATCACAACTTCCCCAACTTGTCGCATTGCATCAGCAATTCTTAGTTGCGCCTTTTCCATTTTTCGTGCTGGTGTATCATCCATTTTATCAAAAGCTTCTTGAGTAGCACCTGCTGAATCATTAATTTGTTTTAAAATTTCATTGTATTCAGAACCCTCACCTTTTGAAAGTGTTAGTGCTGCAGTTCCTGCTTCAACAGATCCAAACATATCATTTAATGCTAAACCATTCTTATGAGCATGTTCATTCATCAAATTAAGGACATCAGATAAATTATTTCCTTCATCCATTAATTGTTTAAATGATTTTCCTGCAATCTCTTTCAAAGCTTTATCAGCTTGACTACCAGTTTTTCCTAACTCATTTAACATGGCTTTTACCATAGTTCCAGTTTCTGCTGTAGCAATACCATTTTTGGTCATAACAGCATAAGCAGTTGATAATTCATTCATCCCTACATTATTAGCATTAGCTATTGGAATTACTTTCCCCATAGATGAAGCTAACTCATTTACAGTTGTTTTACCTAAATTTTGAGTAGAAATTAAATAATCCGAAATTTTTCCTGCATCAGTAGCTTTTAAATTATATGCATTAATCGTTGTTGTTAATAAATCTACCGCAGTTGCAGTTTCAGTAAAACCACCCTTAGCCAATTTAACTGCATCACCCACAAAATTAACAGCATCAGCTTGATCAACTGATGCTGATATAGCTGAATAAACTGATTCAGAATATTCTTCAAAGGACACACCCATATCTGTTGCAGTTTTTGCAATTTCATTTTTATATTTTTGAAAATCAACTTGACTTGAATCTAAAAGAGTAGAAACTTTAGCAAATTGTGTTTCTACTTCTATTGCTTGCTTAGTAGCAAAACCACCTATTGCCATGATAGGTACTGTCACACCTGCAGTTATTTTAGTACCTACTCCTTTAATTTTTTCGCCAGCTTCACCTATTTTTTTTATATTATCTGCAGCAAATTTCGAAGCTTTTTCTTGCTCTTTAAGTTCCTTATTGGTTTTGTCCAACGCATTTTTTAAATTATTTTCGGCAGTTTCGGCTTGTAGCAAACGATCATATAATTTTTTACTTTCTTTTGAATTTTCACCAGTTGCTTTTACCGATTCCTCATACTCTTTTCGTAACATTTTTGTACGTTTTTCAGCTGCTTCTGTTTGCACTTGTAGCTTTTTTTGTTGAGCTACTAATTTTTGGGTTGCGGTAGCATCATTCCCTAATGCTGAAATATGAGCCTTGTACTCTTTTGCTGCGGTATTCATCACTTGATTAATTTCTTTTATAGTTTGTGCATATTGTACCTGTCCATCCATTTTAAATCGTAAAACAACATCTGATTCATGCTTTGCCAAGTTCTCACCTACTTTCTAATTAAAAAATGGTGTTTGATCCATCGTATAAATCCTATCATTCTGTTCAAACTCGAACGCATCAGGATTATTTCTACGCAAATAAAAAATGAACTGCTTTAACCAAAAATTTGGCGTACAGTTCATAAAAAAAATTACATCCCAACCAAACAAGTCCATTGCTACATTTAAATAAAAATCCCAAGGAATTTCTATTTCTTCCGCTTGTTTCGATTTTGGCTGCGCTTGTTTCGATTTTTCGGTTGCTTTTTTACTGTTTCTAAATCTTTTTGTTGGAAGTTTCCGTTCACGAAAACATCCATAACCGTTTCATAAGCACTGACAATTTCATTAATTGCAATGGCACCTTCTAGCTCTTTAATCGTACATTCAGTACCACCAGCTCGCACCATGCCGTACATCAATGAGCGAATAATTTTTAATTCATTACCACGTAACGTTACTTGATCTTTTTGTAGCATTTGATTCAAATCTTTTTCAAAAATAGGATACGGCTTTCCATAAGCTTCTTGAATATAATCTAATGCTGACATTGAAAACATAATAGGAATTTTTTCTCCTTGTATTTCTAAATAATCAACATTAATATTTACATTTACTAAATCGCGTAATTTTGCCACTATTATTCACTCTCTCTTTCTCCAAGTAAAGAATCCTCCAACTGAGATTCATCATAAATTACTTTACTCATGAATTTTTCAACAGTCATATTAGTTACACTAGAGCGAACAGAATTATAATCTGATTTAATGACATCATTAACTAATAAACTTGTCGCTGTCATCGTACAAGAAATATCTTTAATATCCATATCTTCGGTTACTGTTTCAAATTCATGTTCTTCCGCAATGGCAAGTTGAACTTTTGGATACCAAAAAGCACTTTTTTCACCATTAGATAATGGTCCAATAGCACCTACCGCAAAATATGGCATTTCTTTAGGTGTTGATTTTGAAAAAGAAACACCATTCTTACTAACAGCACCTTTCATTTTATCCCAAATAGCAATTGGAATAGCCACGTGATCTAATGTTAATTCATGCTGTGTTTCTCGACTTACACGTGCAAATAGTTTATTAGAAGCCCATTTATCTTTTGTGCTACCATTACCTTTAATGCCTAATTTTACAATGTTTGGCAATCTCCAAATTTCACTATCAAATGTCGGACCCGAACTTACTGTTTCTGATTGTGTCCACATTACAATGAATAAATCATCGATACCAATTGGATATAATAATTGTTTGTCTTTCGTACTAATACTTGACATGCTACTCATCCTTTCATTTTATTCATTATTTTTTTAGTCATAATCATCTCTATTTGACTTTTATATTGTTCAAATGTTCCGCTGGCAAAATGTTGCGCTTTTTGATTTACTGTTCCATTTTCAGCGAATCGCCAATAAAAAGCTGTATCTTCAAAAACTACTTCTACACCTTCATTAGTTACTTCAACTTTTAGTTGATCTCGCATATGTTTCTTTTTAAGTAATGATTTAGGGACTTTAGGAAGTAGTTTATTCAAATAAAAATTTGCAGCTTCTTCTAATGATTCTTTTGTTATTTCTTCTGTAACTTCCGCTATCGTTCCTAAATGATTAGCCATATCTAAAAATCCGTTATTACTCATTGTAAATAGTCACCTCTGTATAAAAATTAGTAATCGTATCATCATTTTCATCTCCTTGTATAGAAGAAAAACCATTAAAATGAATACTATAATTTTTAAAGCTTTTTTTAGCGGATTCAAATCTTGTTCAATTCCTTTTGTAAAAAGCGATACTTGATATAATCCTTTAGACACAATGAATTTATTTGAAGCCCATTTTTGAGTTTCTCCAATATACGAATAAATAAGATACGGATATGGTGTATTCTTTGGTGCTTGGTCTCTAAAAACTTTATAGCCAGAATCCAAGAGTGCCTTTTTAAATGTTTCAAAATCAGTCAACATAAGCCAAACTCAACTCCATTTCTCGTTTATCCATATTTGTGTAAATACGAGTGATTTTATAGGTCACAGAATCGATTCTAACAGCGCTAAACTTTTCTGTGATAGATTTATCCAATCTCACTTTAATCCGTCTGACAACGTCTGTTTTAGCTTGCTGTGAAAGATATTTTTCTTGTGCAGTTACTCCAATATCTTCGTACCATAAAAGCCTGTTAAGTTTATAGGTTGTAACTACTTTATCGTTCGAATCTGTTTCTTCTTTTACATTTAGCAAGTCTGCTTTCCAACGAAACCTATTCGTCTGCCTCTTCGGCATGTTGAATCACTCCTTGGATGATAAATGGCGTGATTGCATTCAACGCCTTATCTAATTCATCTTCTGAAACACGATATTCATAAGCAATACCAGCAACCATCAAAATTAAATATTCTTCTTGCCCTCCAGTTGCAGTTTTTACATAATTTTTTGCCATATTTAAATAAAAAGAGAGCATGGAATCATCCATCCCCTCTTCAAAATGAATATGTGCTTTGAATTTTTCTTCTAAAGATAATGTTTCAGCTTCGTTATTCACATTAACCACCTACTGGTTTTGTAATTTCATAACGATAAACAGCTGGCTCGAATGGTGAGTAAACTAATTGGCCATCTAACAAGTTGTAAATTTGGAAACCAACTTGATTTTTTCCAGAGAATTTTTCAACCAATTTTTGAATTTCTAACGCTCCAATAACTTCTTGAATTTTGAAAGCAGAAAAATCACCAAAATATAATACTGGTGTATCTGGTTCACCTTTTTTATCTGCTGCATCGGTCCAATCAACTGGATAACCAACTAATTGATAACCAATACCACCTTCTGCCTGCGTGAATGGTCGTAACAATGGGAATCCATCATCTGTTTTCATTTTTTCAATAGCAGTTAAAGCTGCACGATTAATAATAAAACGACCTTTTTTCATTACTTCTGTTACTGGTGTATTTTTAAATTCAATCAATGCATCATATAATTTTTGACCAGCACCTGCAGCTGTTAAATCTACAGGTTTTTCAAATGCAACAGCTTTTTTAGCTAAAGCTCCTGGGTTTTCATTTCCTGCATCGTCGCCATTAAACATATAATTAATTTCTTTACGAACATATGCTTTTTTCAATTCTTCTACAACAATATCTTCTACTGGCACACCAGACATTTTTAATAGTTTTTTCGTTACAGTTGCTAATGCATCAAATTCTGCTGGATCAAGTAAAATTTCATCAAATTGAATCGCTGTTTCAGTAATATCTGTCGTACGTTCTTTTTTGTTTACATTAGCCTCTGCTTTTTTCACAAGAATTGGATACTTCACATCGCCAGCCGTGCGAATCACAGTTCCGTATTTACGCAATAGGTTTTCTTCTTGAGCATAAGAAATCACTTCGGATGCAATCACTTCTGGTACTGTCACTGAACCATTGCCTGTTTCAATACCTAATGCACGTGCTTCACTTTCTGAAATATTACCAATAACAAAATCAGCAAATGCTTTACGAATTTGTTTTTCACATTGTTCATTAGACATCACATTTCTAGCCTCCATTCCTTCATGAATTGTGCGTAACAAACCATCACGCTGTTCTTGGCTAATCATGCCGCCACGATTTTCTTCGTTTTTATCATCGTTGTTTCCGTTCGTATCTTTCTCACGATCTTCTTTACTTTCATCATCAGTATTATCAGATTTAGCGGTTCCGTCATCGCCTTCACCATCACCAGATTCTGAATTATCATCCCCTAATTCAGCTTTAATGGCTTTTAATTCCTCGATTAAACCATCAATTTCTTCATTAACTGAATCTAAATCTGCTTCACGCACTTCTCCAGATTCAATTTTGCCTTGTAAATCACTTAATCGTTTCTCGTGACGAGCCTGTAATTGACGCAATAATTCTTTGTTCATAATAAATTCCTCCTACGCTTCAAGCGCTGTTTTAATTTTTTCAATTAATTTTTTTCTAGTTTTAATATCTTGCTTCATTTCTTGTTTGTTTCTTGCTAGTGCTGCTTCTGTATCTTCGTAAGCAGGCAAAGAAACAATAGAAACTTCATACAATTCGACTTCATGGATAGTTCTTAAAACTGGGTCTGAACTATAATCCCAAGTTTCTTCCGTTGGATAAAAACCAAAGCTACACTGATTAATGTCCCCACGTGACATTGATTGAATCAAGTCATTGGCAACAGTTGTATTGGGCAACTCAACTTCAAATCGTAGTCCCTTATCATCTTCTTCAAGTTTCAAAGTTCCACTTCTTGTGCGCCCTAATACTTTGCCCCAGTCATGATCGAATAAACAACGAACATCAGAATTTGACAAAGCACGACTGAAAGCTCCAGGCTTAATCACTTCATTTAGGCCTTCCCATAATTCTGTTGGACTATTAAACACCGCCGCATAGCCAGTAACAATCTGTGTTTGACTATCTTCTTCGCTTCTTGTTTTAAGGTTTGTGATGTCAAATGTCCGAATTTCCTGTTTCTTCATTCTTACCACCTCCCTTCAAGTCATCCTCTGTTGTCAATGAGTTATCGGTAGCATTCTTTTTGCCGATTTCCGTTAAATCATTTGAAATATAGACGGCTTGTGTTGCTTCAGTATTTTGTCTAGGAAAACCAAGCATTTCTGCCACATTATCAGGACTGGTAATACCAGTTCGAACAATGTTGTACCCAATATTTGTTTTGGTGGAATAAGGTACAAAGTCCAAAATATTAATTTTCCATTCCACTCGATAACCAGAATTAGGCACAAAAAAAAGAGCCGAGTAATGCTCGCTCTTATTTTTTAATATTGGTTTAATTGCTTTGTTGTGCAGATACATCATTGCTTTTTCAATATCTGTTCTCATTAATGCTTGATAAGTATTTACATCTATTCCTAAAAATTTTCCTAGGTCTTTTTTGTAAACACCCAAATAATTAAGAATAGCTGCATCATCAATTGGGCTTTTTAAAGTATCAATTGAGTATCCTTTGCCCAAAGGAATCATTTTAACTGAATGACTATCATTATCTTGCGTTTCTTCCAACTGATTTAAAATAGCTTTTACTATCTTTTGTTGAGCGCTGTTATTTGGATTGATATGCGCATCCAGCTTTAACAAGAAAGCGAGCAAGCCGCCTTTCTTATATTTTTCTGTCAAAACCTTTTCAGCACTTAAAACACCTTCTAGCGTGCTTTTTGCAAGATCAATAATTCCAGCACCTTTTAAGGAATCCACACCAATATTTTTTATATGACGAATCATACTCCCTGGTATTGGTTGGCCATTCATTGAAAATTTTTCAATCAAACGATCATCTAATTTCGTTTGAACACCATATCCTAAATGTAACTGGTCATTATCTGTAATAGGAAAAGCTTCTCCATTGATTAACAATGTATTTGTTTCAAGCTTTGCAAATTCAAAACCAGTTAAATAATCATTAGGATTTTTCAATATGTTTAGCAAGAAATGGTTTTTGACTTCTTCGCCATCAGGGCCAATTACTACTGGCTCTGCTAGTGCAACTTGATTAGAAATATCTTGTACCAATTCATAAACATCAGACGATTCCATAATAGAAGAATCGTTAACAAAACGTTGTGAATATATTGTTACATTGCCATAAATATCTTCAATCCAGCCACGCTTTTCCAAAAATCCATATACTGCATTTGAAAGTCTATCTCTTAGCTTCAAAATCTCACCGCCTTTCTATTATCGATAGATAGAATCTAAATATTCATCCATATCATCTTCGTTTACATCAATCATTTGATCCATTGTTTCCTTATGCGCACAAAGAAAAGCAACAAATCCATCGATCTTTTTCTTTGACTGGTTTTTACTTGGTACTTTACGACCTTGAAAATCCATTTTGACAACCACATTTAAAGCGCAATACAAAAATAAAGGATTATCAAACATAATCCTTTGCTCATAAAATAATCGCTCGGCATCTTCAAGCGGCGAGTTCAATACTCTTGCGTACTGATCAACTTGCACACATTCCAAGCCTAAATTTTCTAATTTTTCAACTAATCGGTCACTCATCGCTGGATCATAATTGACTTGTTGAACATCATAAAAATCCATGCAATCTTCAATAAAATGAAATATTTGTTCTTGGTCAATTAACTTACCATCACAAAATTCAACAAATCCTTGTTCTGCTAATTCAGAATACGGCACATTATCTTCCTTTTCTCGAAAATCAATATTTTCACTAGGAATAAAATATAATTGTTTTACTTTGAGTATCGCTTTTCCTTCGGCATCCCATGTAGGAAAATTTAATGATACGCAAGTTAAATCTCGGCTTTTAGATAAGTCCAAACCAATCCAACATGGCTCATCACTTAAGTTTCCTAATTCATTTGTGGGAACCAAACACGGTTCCACTTGATCTTGTTCAAAAAAATTATCTGCACCATTCACAAACACATCTAAATGCTTCGTTAAAAATTCAGCTTTCGAGTGAGCGGAACGTTGCGCAGTTTTAAAGGCTGATTCTAAAGCAGACAAATCAACAGATATTCCCCAGTTAGGATTGCACATTTCCCAAACTTTTTTATCTGTCCAATCGTATCCTTTATTTGGTTCATAAATCAAAACAAAGTTTGAATCATTATCATCACGCTTCAAGACTTCTTTTGCTTCTTTATAAACACGAATACCAACCGAACTACTTCCTTTACCAGCTGTAGAAATATTAAACATTAACGGCTGTGGCAATGAAATTTGTGCAGATTTAAAGTTATCGTACTGCTCCATTTTCTCTTGTTTATGCAGCTCATCATTTAAAACAAAATATGGATTGGAACCTTCTATGTTATCAATGTTTTTTGTCTGAACAATAAACTTATTTGTATAAGCCATATCTCCATATAAATAGTCATACGTAATACTTGAAACGGTGCCTTTTGGACCTTTAAATATTTTAGTCCCATCTAATAGCACTGGATTATTTAGGATAGTAGCTGCAAAAGGCTTAGCAGCATATTGCGCTTGGGCAAAATCGGAAGCACATGCATAGCAATCGACAGATAAGGCACCTTCGCCATACATCGCATACCCCAACGCACCTACCGCTATTAGTGTTTTCCCATTTTTCTTTGGTATTTGTACGTATGCCTCACGAGTAACACGGACTACTTGCCCTTTTTCATTTTCTTTTACCCAGCCATAAATCCAAGAATAAATGAATTTTTCCCATGGCTCTAAAAGAAATGGTTTACCTACCATATCGCCTTTTGTATGAACAATAAAAGATTCTACCCAGTCCATCATTTCATTTGCACGATCAACATCAAACCAAATATCTTTTCGTTTCTTCCATCGATACCAACGATCTATTGCTAAACGAACCGTTTTCGGATATTTCTTAGGATGTTTTCGAACTTCTTTCGCAAATAAATCAGCATAATTTACACCAGGTTCAATCATGTTTCATTCCCTGCCTTTTTACGCCATTTTTTCCTATGTTCTGCCAATTCATCTACAGGCTTTTCTTCTGGCCGTTTCATTTCTTCATCTGCTCTAGCTGTTGAACCACCAGTAATTTGTCTACCTGTTTTTGACTTATTGGTCAATCCTAATAAATCCAATGCTTTCATTTTTTTATCGGCCCAAACTTCGACTTGTTGCGCTAATGGATGCTTGCTATTGTTAGTAGCTCCAGCCTTGTTTGTTGTTTTTTGGGTTTCGGGAAATCCTTTTTCTTTCCACAACATGTATTTGTATTGGTAAACTTCAAAAATATCCAAGTATGATTCAATCAATGGATCAAGAGTAATAGTGTATAAATCAGACTTGCGCATAATTTCTAAAATTCGCTTTTTTTCGTGATTAACTTTTTCATCAATAATCGCTTTGCGTTGCGCTTTTGTGGTCATTTTTTATACACCCCCCTTTTATTTTTAAAATTTTTGACCTAACGACACGCGTGACTGCCCCCTACCCTATCCCCCGACAAAAAATTTGAATCGAATTTGATAGGGGGGCTTCATTTTTTAAAATAAGATGGAAAAACTTTTTTCTCATCCGCTTCATTTTCCTCAATCACATGACACTTTGGACACAACAAACGAATATTGTTTGGATCAAGCTTGAGCATTTCGTTCTTCTTGATTGGTATCACATGATGCCGATGCGCTTGCCTTCCAAACACAAAACGACCACACCTTTGACAACAGCCGTTTTCTCTTTCATAGACAAAATCAGCAACATCTTGCCATGCTTTTGTTCGATAAAATGATTTGTTGTCATGATGATAAACATTGCTTGGCTTTTTCTTTTTTCTTGACTTCCTAGCATGTTCTGAACAATAAGCTCCTTTTTCTGTTGTATTAGAGCAACCTTCAAACTGACAATAACGCATTATTCAGATTTTTTAATAATATTGAGAATGTCACCTTTTGCACGTGCAGCACTTGGAATCTCAATACCTTTTCGTTTTGCATATTCACGCAATTCTTTTACATTCATTTCTTCTAATACAACAGATTCATCATCAGACGGAACAATCTCATCTTGTTCTTCATCATCAGCAGCACTTGCAGTTGTTAATAATCGTTCACCTTTAATTCCATCAGTATCAACCGTTACATTTCCTACAGTGATTGGTAAACCACTAACATATAAATCAGCTTCTTTACTTAGCATTGATTCGGGATTTTCAGTAACTTCAAAATCTGGTTCTTGGCCTTTAGGAACAAACACATTTCTTTTTTCTTCGGTATCCCAATACTCTGAACCAGATGCTGAACTTCTAATTAATACACGCATTGTTTATCTCCTTTCAAAATGAAAAGACGACAACTAAATGAATAGCTACCGTCTTTGATATTTTTTGACAATATTAGAATAACACATGAAAATCAATATGTCGGTACTATGTTGGTACTGTACGTACTATACTTTTTTAGAAAATTGAACCATTCGCATAATTTCAGCATGTTTATTTTTTATATACTGATAACTATAGCCAGTTTCTTTTGCTATTGCTTCAAGTGTTAAACCTTCAACATATTTCAATTTTAAAATCTTTTGATTTAAACCTTTGAACTTATCAATAAGTTCAATAATTTCCTTGCGCTCTTTTTCAAGTTGCTCTACTCTCTGATTCAATTCTTTGATCACTTCCTTTAGGTGATTTTGTTTTTCTAATGAAGTTAAGAACGTTTGATGTTTTGCTAAATCGCCATCACTATCTATATAATTGGACCACCGAGCATATTCTTTTTTGTTTAGTTCAATAGACAATTTTAGTTCAAATAATTCATTATCAATAGCAACTAATGAATTTACCCATTCATATATTTGAATCACCCCTTATTCTAAAAAGTGTGGTAGTGACATACTTATGACACACTTTTATTTTGAAAGTATATCCTAGCTAACGCCTACAGCCACTTAACATATAGGATAATTGCCACCTTTGGCACACTTTTTTGACTATCTTATATATATATTATTAATATTATATATTCTTCTTTTTTTCTTTAAGTAATAAAAAAAAGTATGGTAAATATGGTAATGAGGTAAAATTTCCTTTAATACCAATGATTTTAAGGTGACACACTTTTCAAAAAAAAGTGTGTACAAAGTATGGCAATTATTCTTCATTCACTTCAATTTTCTTATAATAGAAGTATCTTTTCCCCATTATCATCCTTCTTTCCTTTTCATACCCCAAAGATTTAAGACGTTGCGTAAATTTCGTTTGTGTATATGGCTTACTTCCGGATTCCTCACAAGTTTTCAAGTATTCGTCATAAACACCTTTTGTTGTCATATTCTCGTCAATCCCACATTGATGAATAAACGTTAAAATAGAATCACTTTCAACAAAATATTCTTCTGTGACTTTCGCGACAGTTTCGGAAGAGGAAAGTTGGCCACCATTGTTAATAATTCGCTCCATAGCTTTTAAAGCAAGATTTAATAAGTAAGACTTCGCGTTATCAGACGATAATTTTTCGTCAATTTTTGGGTCTGCTTTTTTGACTTTGTTTTCACATGGAATAATCACCACACGACGAGCAATCCCACCTGATTTATCTTTAAACGTTGGCATTTCGTTTGCTGTGAAAATTAACGTTGCTTTATTCTTTAATTTATATGGCTTGGAATAAATCGGACGAACCATAATAGTGTTTCCTGATGCCAATGTTTTAAAATTCATCGATTTTTCCATATAGCCAGCATCAATATCATCTCCGATGTTTACAAGCTTACCTTCTAATTCCATCACAGACGTTTGGTCATTGAATTGCTCTAATGCTAGGTTTAAACCTAAATCCCCAATAAATGAATTAAGCATTTCTAAAAAAGTGGATTTTCCATTTGCCCCAGATGAGCCAACCAAGAAAAATACTTTATGCGGAAAACCTGCAGTCATTAAAATATGACCAAGCAACTCTTCAACGATTATGCGTAAATCTTTCTTATCTGAAACGAGAAAGTTCAGAAATTCATCAACAGTTTTATCATATGCATCTGGATCGTAATCAACATCTAAAAAGAAAGGCGTAAATTCTCTGGTCGACATTGGTATAATTTCGGCACCGTCTAACATGAAATCATTACGAAACTGAATTGGAAAATCTGCAGCTTCAATCAATTCACCTTTAATTTTTAATAAGTCTAAAATTTGTTTCCATTTCGCTGGCAGTAGTTTTATGCGCTTATCAATTTTTCGTAATAGCTTGTTTTGGTCGTTAATCCAATAATTATCTTCTTTATGAAAAATAGAACCATTGAAAAACTTCACCTGAAATTCTTTAGCCAATGCCTCACTCGTTATAATCATGTCTTTTGGATCAAGATATAACTGCTCGCGAATTTCTTTCTCATTCACCGAATTAACCAATGCATGAATATCAGTAGCTGGCAGTGATTCTGCATAGACATCATTATTAATAAATTCAGCTATTTTCATTAATGTATCGTAATCAAGTTCGTACATTTCACGAACTGTCATCAAATGAGAATAGAGCGAACTGTTTCTTGCTCCTTCTTTCATGCCAGCAAGTACATTTTTTACTTTCACTGGCAATAATTCGAGTGGCAAAGTAGGTAAATCATCAAACATTTCAAATGTGCCATGCATTTTTCTAAGTTGGCCATTTTGTTTAATTGTTGCTGTTGATTTATTGCCTGTTTTGTAATCAACTAGCGCACCCGAAACCGTTAATTTCTTGGTCCAGTTTTTTAATAAAATTTTATGGCCATTGATTTGGACAGGTCGTTTATAGTAAAGGTGAATACCACGTTTGGTTTCAAAAGCCATAGTTGGATATTTTTCTAATAATTTACGGCCAATTTCTGGGAACTCATCAAAATCAACTACAACTGTTTCTTTGTTTAACAAAATAGCTGCGTTATCTAATTTTGATAAATCAGTATAGAAATCATCCAAACTTTTTTGGCCTGGCTTTTTCTCTCCTGGGCTTAATTTTATAAAATTTAACACACTATTTTTTCACCTGCCTTAGAAAATATTTTTTTCAATTTGGTTAATATACCACTGAACATCAATATCTTTTTTTGTAGCTATACTTGAAGATAAAAATTTATCTGGTGATCCAGGTAATTTCGAGTGTAGGTCTTTTTTTACTTGAAAAACGCCACCACAACTTTTGTTCGTAGTTGCAATTCCACACACAGTATTATTCATTCGTTTGTACGTTTGATTTACTCTTTGTTCGATGTGTTCAAAATCGCCTTGTAATTTGCCAATATAATAAAAATCTTCAATATCACCATTTTTGAATTGCTGGATAACAAAATCTTGTGGTTTGATGTTAGCAACTACATTTGCAAACACACCAGCACTGACAATTGGCATATTATTAGATAAATAAGTAGGTGGTGCAAATATTCCTTTACGAATAAAATCACCATTAGTTGTTTGGAACACATAATCATTAACCGCTTTTTGCCATACTTGTTTTATTGATGTGACAGACACAGTCACATGCAATTGTTCACACCAACGATTTAATAAATCCCGAATCAGTGACTCCATTATTGGATTTATCTTTACAAGAATGCCGTCAGTGTTAGTTTGAATTAATTCTTCAACAAAGTGTTCCAAAACCAAAATCAAATGCGTAATGATTAATTGACCACTAACTGTTACTGAAAAAAACTTTTGTGGATCATACATAGCTGAATAAGGATTATTCATTGAGCCATTCACTGCGTTAATTAACGTTTTGTAAGTTAGTTTTTCTGTCTGAACCTTTTTATCGTACAAATCAGAAAAAGCACTAGGATTTTTTATACTTCTACTTAGAAAATTATTATTCAAAATAATAGTTGGAAAGAACTGCTTCACATCTATAAGTAAAAAATGTCCTTTTCCTTTATATTTTTCTTTTGCTGCATGCAACCCACCAAAACCATATATATGCGTTAACCCTACTAATGTCATTTTGAACTTTTCCGTCTTGAGTTTTTCCTCTAGCGTATTCTTATAATTATTTTTTATTGATTCATAGAAATTTAACACGCGGTCAGGCAGTTCTTGCTTAGGTACATTTTTATCAATATCAAAAAATAAAATATTTGGGCGCTTCGGCATTTTCTTAGCTTGTAAAATTTCTGCAGCTAAATTTGCACGTGTTTTTGTCACAGATCGTGGTGATAAATCAAATTCTTTCACTATCTCGAATTTTGTTTCTAAATATTCTTCACGTTCTTCAAAAATCTTTTCGCATACGTCAATTCGCTTCTTGCAAAATTCTTCTAACGTTTGCGCTGAAATATCCATACGTAAATTAAACGCTATTTCTTCAATAGTGCAATTTCTGGCTTCTTGGCTTAAATCAATACAAAGCTGTTTTTGTAAAAAGGAACTTTTTCCATCAGTTAAAATTTTGGCCAAGAATTTATCTGTTCCACGATGATTGCCATAGCTAACAAGATAAGTGACAGATGAAAGAGCCTGTGTTAGGCTCTCTCTGTCATTTGCAATAGTATACGTGTTATCCGTTTTGAAAACTGCCAGCCAATCATTTTTATTTTGGTATAACCAGTAAAAAGTAAACATTGGCTAAGCCCCTTTCTTAATTTTTAAAATGGAATTTCTTCATCAGAAATAACAGACACATCATCGGCTTCTGATTCATCTTCATACGCAACAAAATCATAATTTTTATATGGTTTTGATGGGTCTTTTTTATTTGGTGATGAGGTAATCACTAAAATATATTGACTACCGATTACATCTTGAAAAGCTGCGGCAAGTGTTTCTTCATCTTCCCAATCATCATCAGTCAATTGCAAACCAACAACGCTTGCCAGTTTCCCTACTAATTTGATGTTTTTATTTAATACAAAAGACGGCACTGCATTTTCATCAAAACCTAAGTTAATAAATTCCTTTCGCCCAGCAGCTTCACCAATAGTTACTTCATTTGCGAAAGACAAAGCTTCCCAACCGCTATTGAAAATTTTATGCTCTACATTTTCTAACGTTACATCATATTCACCATCAGGAAGTCCATCAAAATCTCCTGCATTTGGATTGTCTGTTTTTGGATCGAATCCTGCCAATACTTCACTTGCTAAATCTTTTAATCCCATGTTAAATTCCTCTTTTCAATATATTTTTAGTTTTATTTTTTTGTTGTCTTTTAAATTTTTGGTTTGATACGGCGTTGAACACTCGCTGTTTTTGCTGGTTCCACTTTAGATGCCGCTTGATTAACTGGTGCTGTCGCTTTTGCCTTTTGTTTAGTTGGCTTAGTTTCGCTAACTTCATCAGTTGCTTTTTCACTGGGTGTATCTTCTGCTGATTTCAAGACATCTTCGTTTTGCTCTAATTGCTTAACAATTTCATCTTGCTTTTTCTTCGTTGTTTTTGCTGTTCGTCCAAAAACTCCAGTGATAGTATCTAAAATTCCTAGAATGGTGTCATCATCAACTTGATCACGCATATAGTCTTTGCGACGTGCTTTTGCTACTCGAATATAATTCTTTCCAACTTTTTTACATTGAATAGATAAGTCACAATTACCATTTACAATATTTTGATGTTTTTCTTTCAATGAGGGAATCTCAATTTCTGTAGTCCCTTCAAGTTTTGTCGCATTTCTTGAAATGTAGATAACATTCATTGGTAATGATTTCAATTCAATGACCAGCTGTTGAAAAATGTTAGTAAATGCTGCGTACCCTTTTCCGTATGGAATATCACCTAAAGTTTCAACATCTTCTTTGTCACAGATATATTGCTCTATCATTACTACAATATCGTCAATTACATCAAGAACCACTGTTTCGTAAGTGTGTTTTTCAGTCTGTAACGCAGTAATTAATTTATCTAGCTGATCAATCACTGAACGTTTAATCTTTCCGTTTGAATCTTTAATATTTCTAAGCTGAACGGATGGCACAGTGTTTGCTTCTGCATTTCCATCAGTGTTAAAAATAACTGGGTTTGGAAATTGTGAAGCTAGAAAAGATTTCCCACCCATAGTAGGCCCCCAGATAAAATAATTACGTGGTGTATCTTTTGGTGTTTGTGGTTTGTTTGGTGGTAAAATACTCATGCTAAAAATCCTCCTTCAACAATTTCTTTGCTACGTGCAAATTCTTCGGTCACTTGTGCTTCATAGTAATCACCAAAATCTTTATGGTTTTTAGAAACAATGTTTTGTTTAATCACTGATCCTTCGGTTTCATCAATAATTTTTTGAATTTCTTCTTCGGCTTCTTTCCGTGTAGTAGCATAAAATTTTCGTGTATTTTGTAATTTTCTAATCATGTTATTTTTCCCCTTTGCTTTCTGTAATTTTTATGGAACCTTTAACAGGCGATTCTTTTAAATACTTATTGTAAATATCAGGTTGTTCTTTTTTTAGTTTCGTACTATCTACAGATTTACGAGTGGTTGGTAGAATACGAGTAATCACAATGTCACCTGTATCAATCTTTTTAATATCTTGTTCTTCCATTTTTTGATAAAGAAGCTCACGAAACTCTTTTTGTTGTTCTTTTAATTGTTTAATTTTCTTGTTAAAGTCCAACATTTCAAGTTCAAAGCGTTCTACACGTGCAACTAATTTGTTTACATCATTCCCGATAGAATAATATTCAGTTTCAGTCATATCAGGTTTTTCTTTTAAGTATTCCACACGAATCCAAAAAGTTTCGATTGAATCCAGAATCTTTTCAATTTGTCCTTCATCGCGTTCAACTTCTTTTATTTTCAATAGTGAAGAATCAAATTCTAAATCAAAATCAGATGGTCTTTGATACATAGCCAACCAACCATAATCGCACCCTGTTTGATAGAAATAAAGTTGCATTTGAGCTTCATAAACAGCAATTGTTGGTTTTGTTCCATGTGTTTTAATTTCCAATAAAATTTTATTTTCGTTATCAATACCATCAACATTTGAACGAATATAGTCATCCTTATCTATAAATGTTTCTGGATGAAAATTTAAGCTATTCATGGTATTAATGTACTCACGTATAGCAGGCTCCATTTTGTTACCAAAATTTATATACGGATTGCTAATTTGTTCTGGTACTAAAATGCCAGCTTTTTCTTTGGCCAATTCAAATTGTGTTTTATATTTCGAAAGGCCAAGAATAACTGGTACATCTGAACCACCAACATATTGTGTACGTTTTTCAATCACATTTTTATCTTGCTTTTGCACACCAAACATGTTATTCCTCCTGTCTTTATTGTGTTATTATTTAATTTAAAAGGTGGTGATTATTTTGACATTCAAAAAGTGGTTAAAAACTTTTGAAAGTGTAGATCATCCAATTGGAGATTTAGCCAGAGATGTTCTATCTGATAAAGATTTTCCCAACAAGATTAATAGTGTTGAAGATATTACAGAGTATTTAGGTAGTAAGAGAGCATCAACTGCTGCAATTTCTACTGCTGAAAATGCATATTTATACTATTCTCTTGATGAAAATTTAGTTGCTTATGTTAATAACGAATTAGTTTGGCGAAATAAAGATTAAAGTTTCAAACTGGGATGGAAGTTCAATCAACTTGTGGTCATATTTTTTCATCAAAGTAATCATGTACTCTTGATAAATACCACATTGATAAGATTGAATTTCTTTCCTTTTTTTTAGTTCTTTTAATAACTCTTCTGTTGATACTTCTTTTAAATCCATCATTTTTACCATCCCCTCACAATTTAATTTTCATACCAATCTTTTTTTGCACAACGCATATAGGGATATCCAATTACGCTTGAATCTAATGAAACATATGTGAACACTTCATTACCATCAATGCTTTCTATATATTCTTCTAAAAACTTTCTTCGATCATACAGAGATAATTTATTTGGAATAAGCACTGATTCTTCCGAATAAAATTTTCCTGTAGACTTAAAAAAAGTTAATTTGATTTCTAACCAATTTGTTTTATCTTCCATCTATTCTTCCTCCACTTCCCACTCTTGTAGTCATATACAATTCTTCTGAAAAATCTTCTTTGTTTTCTAAGGCTTGGTAAACGGCTTGTTCAATTGTCTGTTGCGTTATAAAACGATAAACCGTTACTTTCTTAGTTTGGCCATTACGATAAGCTCGGCCCAGCGCTTGGCTATAATCTTGATAAGAATAAGTTGGTGTGTAGAAAATAACTGTATTCGCATATTGCAGTTCAATTCCTGCGCTACCAGCCATATATTGAACAAAAGTGACACTATTCTTCAACGATTTCCAAGACTGCTTAGGCGGTAAATTAGAATGCTTTCCGTTCACTTCAAAAAATGTTTTATTTTTAATTTTTTCCTTCAATGCTTCAATTTCTTTTTGATAGTAATAGAAGATAATGATGTTGCTTTCTGTACCTTCACAAAGCATTTGGGCATAGTCTAATTTGTCTTTTTGGTTCGCATAGTATCTCAACCCATGAGCCAATTTAGATGGTGTATCATATTCTTCATCACTTAGTACCCTATCTTTGGCCACAGTCATATACTCTTTACTCTTTTTGAATTTCACATCTTCAAAAATCAATGGTGGCAAATCTAATGCTTCATCTTTCGATATTGAAATAGTGAAAGAATCATATTTTGAATACAATTTTTCTTCATGAAGCCAGCCTTCAATTTTAGGTACTCGTCGTGTACCAAGATACATAGTTCCCCATTTTGCATGCTGGTCATTCATTTCTTTTTTTGATTTAAAATAACCAAACATGATGAAATAGTTGTACGTATCTTCCCAGCCGTTACTAGCTGGCGTTGCTGTTAAAAGAAGAAAATGACTGGATTGTTTTGTTAGTTTTGCAGCTGCTTTCCCACGTTGTGAAGTTGGATTTTTGATATAATGTGCTTCGTCAAAAATGACAAACCAACCTTTATACAGTTTGTAACTATCTGTTAATTTCCCATAACTTAGTTCAGTAAATGAAATTTCAATTTTGTAGAAATCACACACGGCCTGTATATCTCTTCGCCATCCGCCTTCTTTGATTTTCTGCGGTGGAGCAACAATTAAAATTGGTTCTCCTCTGCTATATTTCAAATATTGATGAATTGCAGTGATTGTTTTTCCTGTTCCTGTATCCATTGCTAATAGATAATTGGCATCGATTGAATCAATTATTTTCTTTTGAAAGTCATATAACATTTCTTTGCTTGAGCATTGTGGATACATCGTCCACACTTCTTGCGACAATACTTATCCCTCCTGCTTGTTCGATTCTTTTTAGTTTGCTTTTCTGCAATGCGCTGACAACCCCACCATTTGGCCGCTTTACTTCAATAGCAACAAAATAACCATTAACACAAGCCAAAACATCAGGTGTTCCTGCAGGTTGATACATAGAACCATGCACTTTTAAATAATAGGCACCTAAAGAATCGAGATATTTTTTTATCTGGTTTTCAACTTTCTTTTCTGGTCCACTCATTTAATAAAATCATTTAACGTTATGGTTAAACATTCCCACGCTTCAAATGCTTGGATTCCCTGTTTTCTAAGGCAATTAACAAGTGTTGTTTTTCCCGTAGGCCCCTGCTGACCTTTCACAATGATTGGTTTTCCCCATTTATATGCTTTTAATATCTGCTCTTTTTGCTTCGATGTTAAAAAGTCAGGAAGTACTATCTTTTTATTATTCATCAACTTTCTCCTCCCAATCCTTTGACAACTTAATCGTTGTTTGTACTTCGTAAACTTGACCACCTAATTGTTCTGCTACAAAATTGGCGTACTCTAGTCCGTTAGAGCTAACAACTTGAGCAGATCTTCTGTCGTATCGTTCATTTTTTACAGTTGTAACAGGTTCATCTTCGTAAAAACGTTTTGCCTAGTTTACGTCGCTGGTAAACCCAAAGCCTAGATACTCACGGTTATTCCCTTGGTAACTTCTTTTGATATAAAGTTTTCCAATTTTAATGACAAATTCTTTTTCCATGTGTTACACTTCCTTTGTACAGAATATTTATTTAATGGCTTACTTCGTTGGCGGACGAGGTAGGCTCTTTTTGTTTTGCTACATACAACTGATAAGATATATTTATCTGTTTCTTCATCGCATCATACCAATTTTTACTAGACTTACTTTTATCAGGCATTGTCTTAATCATGCCTGCTTTTCTCATGTCAAATATTTTTCTGGATATCTGATATTTTCTTCTATTCAAAATCCTTGCTAAATAATCCGTATTTAAAACATAACCATTTTCATCAAACTTTACTTCTTTGAGCAATAAATTAATATCTTCTTTTGTATAAGGTCGATGTCTATTTGGCTTCAATTTTCCCGATTTAAATAACCGATTGATTTTATTTGTAATTGCAGATTCTGTCTGGTCTAGCTCACGCGCTATAGTTGCTATCGGACAGCCCGCTGTATACAAAGAAATAATTCGATCTTTTTCTCTACTCGTAAAAGGATGTGCTGGTGGATCTATTGGATCACTCCAATAAATTTCAAAAAGCTGTCCTTTTCTTCGCATGCGTAAGACTTTTGAGTGCATAATCTTCACTTCGCAACCAAATAATTCTGCTAATTCACGATAATTACAAACAAACCCTCTGTGGTCATACTTGATTTTCTTCAAAATTAGCTTCTCTTCCTCTTTAGTCCACCTTTTCATCAACTAACACCCCACTTCGTTGAGCATTTTTTGATAAGCAACTTCGTAACGTTCTAGTTCTGCTTGAAAATGTTTCAACGTGCGAAGGTCTTGCATTGTCGGATGCTTTGCACTTTCGTGACGTACTGCATCTCTTAACGTTTCAATCTTTTCTCGTACTGCTTCACGTACTAAAAAAGCTTCATTAGCTGTTAACATTTATTTCACCTCACGATCTTCAAGCGCTAAATCATAAATTAAAAGCCAAATGATAAAAACCGCTATATAAATGTTTTGGATTAATGGTCCAATATTGCCACCTACCAATAGACCTAGTCCGAATACAACCAACAGTGCCGCTATACGTCTTAATTGATATACTTTTTTCACTGTAATCATCCTTTCTTTCCAATGTAAACATCTGCAAATCTTTCATCGTACACCTCATAAATTGAGATATTTTTTTCTGGATCTGTGCAGCAATAACGTAAATTAATCTTTCTTTCAAATTCTTTAAATTGAGCGGCATCTAAAAGTTTGTAGTCAATTGATCCATAAAATGTTTCATAAAATTCCACGCTAGCCTTTTGCAATATTTTGTGTAATTTTTTCATTGCTTTCACCTCCCTAAAACCATCACAGAACCGTTAAAATTTCGAATTGCTTTTGCTTCTGGCAAACGTTCATCGCCGCCGACAATTTCATTAGTTCGATGGTTATACACTCGTTTTTGCCCTTTAAACAACACAACTGAAATGTTGTCGTATGTGCTACAAGTGTCTTGCACTTTTAAATCTTCGCCTTTGTAGCAAATAATCATTTTTGTAAAACCTCCTTAAATTTCGCTTGCCCAAGATTTATCTTTTTTGTGATAGAAGCCATCTGCGACACTCTTCTTTGTCGTAGAACTTCCCTTGCTTACTTACTGATCCATGTGGAAGACCTAGCTTCTCCCATTCCCTTATTGTTGTTGTGGATACATTGAAATATTTTGCAATCTCTGTTTGATTTAAGACTCGCTTATCAACTGCCGTATCTCTTCGTACTTTTTCTATTTCATCAACAATAATTCCATGTACAAAATCTCTTAGAGAAGCTTCATTTTCTGGAGTTAAAATCACTTCCACTTTTACCTATACCTCCTATCTAATATCTAATATTTTTTTGATATTCCGAACTTGCTCTTCTGAACATCTACGACCATGAAGAATATCTGATAAGTACGGACTTGAAATCCCTAATTGTTTCGCTAACCAAGATTGGTTTTTCCCTGCACGAATTAGTGCTGCTCTTACTTCGATAGCTAAATCTTGTGACATTTAATTACCTCACTTTCTTTTTTTGATATAATTTCCTTATCAGCAAGTGGTCTGCTGAAATAACTGATAAGGTGGTGGATGATATGAATAGAGTTATAATTAATTTCAAGGTAAAAGAAGAACAAGTATTTTATGAAATTGATCAAATTATTTTAGATGGTAAAACGTTTGATCCTGAAACTATTACTGCCTCTGATATAAGAAATGCAAAATCACTAAACCTAAAAGGTGATGGCCAAAATGTTGCAATTCAAACAGAAGATATTTTGTCCTTCCAATTTTTAGCTGATTAAAATTTAGCAAGCATACGTGCTAATAATAATTGAACTAGCGCTTGAGTCATCTCTAAATCAGCAGGTATTCTCTTGCTAAAATGAGATAGTTGCCGGTCAATTAATTCATCGATTTTTTGAACTTGCGATTGCCCCTTGTTATTCACAGTAACTTGGGGCTTATTTTTGATTTTATCCATTTCCTTCACTCCCTTTCATTTTTAATTTGTAAGCTAAAAAATTAGCTAATTTTATAAAATTTATTGACTTATTCTATAATGTTTTGTAGAATAGGTGCATAGCTAAATAAGACTTTTTAAGCCTAGTAAAACAACACTTTTACCGTTCCCCAACGATTTTTTTAGTTTGTTTCTTGGTTTTATTTGCGAACTTATTAGCTAATAATTTAGCTTACGGACATAGTATATTAAAAAGTTTTGTAGATGTCAAATGATTTTCTACATTTTTTTATAGAAACTTCCGAAGCTTACGGAGGAAAGCTTGATATGACTGTATTTGATAGAGTAAAAAAATTAGCAGATAGTCAGAAAATATCTATTGTCGAACTTGAAGAAAAGTTAAATTTCAGTCGAAATTCATTATACGCTTGGAAAAAAAGTAAACCTTCTATTGATAAATTAGAAGCTGTTGCAAATTATTTTGGAGTTTCAACAGATTATTTATTAGGTCGTGAAGTTTCTAATAAATCAAAGCAATCTGATGATTTAGATGATGTACTGGATAACGTCATGAGTTTTGACGGTGAACCGCTTGATGATCATGACAGAGAAGTTATCCGTGCATATTTAAAGGGTAGATTCGGGAAATAAGTCAAAGGTTGTGCTTATATGAAAAGTATCAAAGAGTTGGTAGAAGAATATAATGTGGAGTTAGTTTTTACTACTTTGAACAAACGCGCATGTTTCGACCCTACCTACGGTATCATATTTGTAAATCAAAATTTAACACCATCAGAACAAGAAGAAGCAATATATCACGAGTTAAAGCATGTAAAAGACCATGTGGATATAATGGCATTGTATAAAATTCCTGTTTTTCGTTCTAAGATGGAAGCTGAAGCAGAACAATATATGTTTAGAAGCTTAATCGAAAAATATGAAGGACAATACAATTACTCAAATGTTATAGCTCATTACAACTTAAAAATGGGACAAGAAATTTATTTGAAGTAAAATTCGTACAAAGCGAGGAATAAATAGAATGAAAAAAATGTATTTAATTAGCTTACTAACTATCGTATCTTTCAATTTTATTTTATCTGGTTGCACAGATAATTCTATATCTATAGAAAATAATTCTGCTAAAATTGACGGCAAAGAAATTACTATTTCTAATGTTGAAAAAAACGGTGAAACTCTAAATGTTAAATTCAAAATAGACTATAAAGAAACACCATCTGGATTTAACAAAGAATTTAAACTAGGCGAAGGTAATCACTATTTTGCTGATTCGGAAGAAGAAATTGTAAAAAGTTATAATACATCAACTAATGATGCTGAAATAAAAATACATTCAAGTAAAGAAAATATTGAAAAAAGTAACAGCATTGTAATCGTAGACGACCAGTTAAACATTATCCATACTTTTAAATTTAAATAAAATATAACGGTGAGTTTATGACTAAAAAATTCTATAATTACTCTATTGTTGTTTTAGCATTAATCTCAATCGCTTTAGTTATTCTTGATTTTTCAAATGTTATTAATATTAGTAATCCACCATTTAACATTATTGATAATATTATTTTAATCACATTTACAATTGATTACATTGTTAGATTTTTTATTTCAAAAAATAAAATCAAATTTTTTAAAGAAAATATTTTTGATCTGATTGCGATAATTCCTTTTGATGCTATTTTTTCTTTCTTTAGAATCGCTAGGTTGTTTCGAATAGCTAAAATAGCTAGACTAGCAAAACTAACAAGAGCGATAGGTGTGGTTGGCAAATTAACAAGAAACACTAAATCATTTTTAAATACTAATGGATTTTTAAACGTGATTTATTTAAGCTCGGTTCTCATTGTTATTTCAGCAATGATTTACTCATATGCAGAAAACGTTCCATATATTGATGCGTTTTGGTGGGATTTGGTAACAACAACAACTGTCGGGTATGGTGATATTTCTCCAACTACTCCATTAGGAAGAATTGCTGCAATCATTTTGATGATTGTGGGAATTGGGTTTGTTGGTATGTTAACTTCTACTATTACTGAATATTTTAATAAAAGTAATGAATCTAATAACAATGATGAAAAAGATGAAAAAATAGATATGCTAATAAAAAAAATAAATGATTTAGAAAAAGCTATTAGAAAATTAGAGAATAAAAAGTAACGCGCACTGCTTAACAAAAAACATATGCTTTATTATTCCCCTCTCTGGTGAGTTCTAGCGTGTTCGATTCATGCCAGGGGCTTTAAAATCTAATAAGGAGGTGCTAGAAATTTGTCATTCCTTCTATTCGCTTGCCCAAGTGGAAAGGATAAGCAATGGCAACTTTTAAACAATATACAAAAAAAGGGAAAAAATACTGGAAAGTAACTGCCTATTTAGGCGTAGATTATTTAACTGGAAAACAAATTAATGTCACTATCAGAAACTGTAATACAAAAAAAGAAGCACAGCTCAAGCTTAATCAAAAAAAATTAGATTTTGATAATGGAAATCTAGCTAACGAGCATACTCGTTTAACCACTTTTGAAGAAGTTTATTATATGTGGTTGGACGAATACAAAAAAACAGTTAGGGAATCCACATTCATAGCTACTGAACGACGTATGAAAAAACACATTTTACCCACATTCGGGAAAATGCGACTTGAGCGTTTAACAGTCAAGATCGTGCAAAAATCTGTTAATGAATGGTATAAAAAGAATGAAATGGGAAAAGTACTTTTGAGTTATGCTTCTCGTGTTTGTGACTATGCTGTTGGTTTAGAAATAATAGACTCAAATCCATTTAAGAAAATAACAAAGCCTAGTTCGCTAAAGAAAGTAGAAAAGAATACAAAAAGAAAGTTCTATACAAAAGACGAACTGGAACATTTCTTAAATACAGCTGATAGCATTGCCAATCAAGCCAAAGAAGAAAGTTTAGTTCTAAAATACTATGCCGACTTAGACTGTGCTATTTTTCGCTTACTTTCTTTTACTGGTATACGTGTTGGTGAAGCTTTAGCATTGAATTGGAATGATATTGATTTAAAAAAGCAGGTAGTTAATATAAATAAAACTACTGCTATCAGTACAAATGGATTGACTATAAACGACCCTAAAACTCCCAATTCTATTCGTAAAATTTCTTTTGATAACAAGACTGCTTATATCTTAAAAAAATGGAAACTTAGACAGCGTGAAGCTTTAATGAAAAAAGGTGGGTTTAAAACACAACTCATTTTTACAAAAATTGATGGTACCATGTTCCGAAGTCAAGACATTTACCAACGTTCTAAAAGATTGGCAGAAAAGGCTAACTTACATTCTATTGGTTGTCATGGTTTTCGGCATACCCACGCAACATTATTATTCGAATCAGATAATGTTAGGTCTAAAATAATCCAAGAACGTTTAGGACATTCTTCTTTACAAATAACTATGGATACTTACACTCATGTTTCTGATGAAGTTACTAAAGAAGCAACAGATGCTTTCAGTAGCTATGTAAATTTTTAA